CCCTGCGTAGTGTACAAGGCCAAGTACACGTTCCTGTGGGACTTTATCTAAGCAATCATAGATATGACCTACATCCTTCATCCGATCCAACCAACCTAATGCAAACTCTTTTGACGGAGCGCAACCTGCTGCTTGGCTACACATCCACTGCAAAGTTTCCTCTGGCTTCATTTCCATTGACGCAACCAATACTCTTCGACCTCTCGCCATCAGCCAAGTCATAATCTGGCTACACATCAATGTTTTACCATGACCATTAATTCCTGACCAGATACTCATCTCGCCTTCACCTAACCTCACTGCGTTGTGAGTCTTTGACCAAGGCAACTTATCGCCAACAAGACCATAGCCCTGCGTCATTCTTTTGACTAACCTATCGCCATAGGAATCAAAGCTGCCAATTTCTTGACTCTCCTGATGACCTATGAAGCTAAGTAGCTCCTTATCGCTAATATCGATCTTTTGCATTTCTCTCTCCTGTCAAGGACACATAACACGTTTAATTGTCCGATGATTGAATTTTCTAAACTTTCATGGAATATTCAATCGGTAATTTATTAAAAAATAGTTTTATTATCGGCATAACCTAACGATAGTTCTGCCGCTATACCCATATATTTTCTGTTGGCGCACTTGTATCACCCTTCTTAATCGTCAACACATCCCATTTTTCCCTTAACTTCGCAGGAGATAGGATGTTTGACTTCCAGAAGCTATCGCTATTGGCAAACCTAAACAAATCCATAATGTCGAAATGCGTATGACCATCTGATTCACGCATAAGACGTATAGTATTTGCCCAAGTTTCCATTGATGGTTTTTTGTGCTTTGGATTCAACGCAAGAAGCAAGTTATATATGCTTTCTGCGGTTTCTAAATCCCCACTTTCCCAGCGTAGGTTCTTTTTAGGTTTAGTTTTAGGTTTGTGTCCCAAATTTGGTACTGCTTTTGGGGAAATTTGGGCTACCCCCTGTCCCATATTTGGTACTGCCTCTACCGCTAAGAAATACTGATTACTTGATCCCTCCACTTTAATTCTACTGAGCACTTCTTGATCGCTTAAAACCTTCAATGATTTAAGAATTGTTTTCCTGTCTAGCGATGTCTTTTTACAAATGTAATTCACACTGGGATTGCACTGACCAGTATCTGCGTTATGGCAATCTGCCAAGCACAGCAGGACGAGCTTTTCCGATGAAGGCACTTCTACCTCCCAAGCCCAGAATGTCGCTCTAGCGCTCAATGAGAGCCTCTCAGGGCCATAAACGATTCCATCTCTGTATCTTTATCCTCTTTGCTCTGCTTTTTACCATCTTTGCGTTGCTGGTCAGAGATATGCAGGACAAATTCGTGATAATCTTTATCTTTGTGTGGCTTCTTGCGGAAACTTTCTTGTCGATAACCATTTTCAGGAAACAAACTAGCCATTGGAATATCAACCGAATCGCAAATTTCTTCAAATGAGCAACCTGCCCAACAGTGAGCCAATGTATTCCCAGATGCGCCAACGTCTACCTGTAGAGATGGACTTGAGTCATCGTGTGCAGGACAACAAGCAATCCATGACTGCTGATTCTTCCCGCGAGGCTTAACCTCTTTTACCATTGCTAACTTAGCGATTAAGCGTTCGACTGACATAATTCACCTCGTAGCTCCTTGATTAGTTTATACTCCCGTAGTCGCTGCTCTGGTACTTCTTCCTTCCATTGGTAGACAGCCTGGACTTTAATGCCAAAGTATTCTGCGACCTCATTGGGAGAACCAAAAAAACTTACAATGTCTTCGTAACTTGCTTTCATAAATACCTCTCTGTTGTTGGAGATTGAAATCTAGCTTACAAGATGGGATTTAGCAAGAACTTTTTACATTACAAAAAATTAATTTGTTTTTGCGTATAGTTGTACTATGATTAACATTCAATTTCTTGAGGAGGAAAATTGCATGAACAACATTCCAGACAACCCCGCGCGAGTAGCACCACCAGAACCACCATCTAATATAAACGCCAAAGAGATTAAGTATGATCTTCTTGATGCTTACTTAGATTCTGACGTTGACAATGGTGCGTTTCACGAAGCTTTAGAAGAATACATATGTGTCAACGGTTTAATCCACCACTGGATGCGTACCTTGTATACTCGCGAAGCTGACGCAGTTCCACTTGATATGAAAGACCTTCTTAACTCATTTATCTCTGACTATGTGGAGCGTGTGCTATGAAAACTAAAGAATTAAAAGGTGCGTTAGTTGAAGAGTCTATTGGGGACTCTCACTCCCAATTAGCTTGGGAAGGTTTTGTTGAAGCAGAGCTTATGTCTAATATGGCTCACTACGCTAGAGATCAAAACTATCCTAACGCTTACGAGTTTGGCAAGTCTATGGAGCATCTTGCTTTTGAGGTATGGAAGGCGTTAAACGAGAAGTATAGCGATGAGGTTCCTTTCTAATGGAAAAGATAATCGTACCTGACGCAGCAATTAGAGAGTTTAATGAGAAGTATGGTAAGTATCTACAACATTTAGAAAAAGTTGTACATCCGCCAGTGATTGATGAAGACGCAATGTATTTAAAGTATATGATGGGAGAGAGTAATGAACAAAAGTGAACAAGTAGATAAGTTAGCAGCAGCATTGTGCAAAGCACAGGCAGAGATGGGCGGTGCAGTTAAAGATGCTAAAAATCCGTTCTTTAAATCATCCTACGCCGATCTAACATCGGTAATTAAAGCGATCAAAGAACCATTCGCTAATAATGGATTATCTTACTCGCAGTTGCCAGTAACGTCTGAAGGTGGTGGTGGTGTAGGTGTTACTACAATCTTAATGCACTCATCTGGGCAATGGTTAGAGTCAGAGTTCTATTTACCACTTGCCAAGAAAGACCCACAGGGCGGCGGCAGTGCAATAACTTACGCCAGACGTTATGCGTTACAGGCGATAGCGGGTATTCCTACTGCTGATGATGACGCTGAGGCTGCGATGATGCGGGGAAAGCGAGGTGATAAGTCTACGGAGGAGTTGTGTGCTGAAGCAGTAGAGGCTCACATTGAGTCCTTAGAGTACATTCGCAAAGTGTTAATGGATGCTACTGATGACAACGTTGCACTGGCTAAAGAAGCCTTTGGTGAGATACCAGAGGATGATCAAAGAGCTATGTGGGTAGCACCAACTAAATGCGCTACAGCATTTTTAACGACCGAAGAACGCAGACTATTAAAAGGGGTTTGAAAAGACAATGAGTAAACATATCGAGCTTGTCAAAAAGTGGTTAGACGATCCAGACAGTGTGACTAAAGAAAAGCTGAAAGCTAACGCCGATGCTGCTGCTGCTGATGCTGCTGCTGCTTATGCTGCTGCTGCTGCTTGGGCTGCTGATGCTGCTGCTGCTGCTGCTGATGCTGATGCTGCTGCTGCTTATGCTGCTGCTGCTGCTTGGGCTGCTGAATGCGTTAAGAGGTATGAAAAACTAACAGGGCAGAAAGACAATGAATAAACATATCGAGCTTGTGCTAATGCTAAAATTACTGCTAACTGCATTCCTAACAACTGAAGAACGCAGACTGATTAAGGGGGCTTGATGGACTTAGAAGACGTTAAGATAGTAGCACTAGCAGTAATAAGTTGCTGGCTGTTTCTACAAATAGTAGAGATTGTGTCCAGCTAAGGAATCATAAAGGTCGCTAAACACCTCCTCCTTCGCTAGTTGGTTGGCCTGGTGCAAGTTTAGCAGTCAACTATTCTTTTAATTAACTAGAGTGAGAAACATTATGAGTGAATACGATAATACAAACCGAGGCGCAATCTGGAAGAATGAGAACCGCCAAAACGAAAAGCACCCGCAGTACAAAGGCAGCATTAATGTAGGCGGTGTTGAATACTGGCTGAGTGCATGGGTAGGTAACAAAGACAATCCCAAGGCTCCTGCGTTAAGTCTTAGCGTACAGGCTAAAGAGGAGCAAGCAAAGACAGCTAAAGCTCCACAGGCTGCGATTGACGACTTCGATGATGATATGCCTTTCTAGTTTACTTAAAGGGTTACGGTGCTGACCCTAAAGAGAGCACCACCTAACTAATTCTAAGGAGATTATTATGTTTAACAAATACGGAACAATAGGTTTAATACTAACTGCTTGCATACTTGTAGGCGTTTCTAGTAAGTCGCACGCAATAGACGCTAAAAGTATTTATGATTCTTGTCAGTCTGAAAACACTAGATCGCTTTGTGTAGGTTACTTTGTGGGTGTTGCTGATGCTCATGTAACAACAATGATAACGCTGAGAAAGGTTCAAGGTTTAGATAAGTGCAAGAAGTGGAAAAGGTTTAGCCCTAACATGCTGATAGCAAGCTTTGAGCTTGAGTATACGAGCGAAGATTCTGAATTTACACCTAATGAAGATCCAGCCTTTTGGTTGTTATCTGAAGTGTACGATAAAGCTGGATGCCAGAATGGAATAGAGATATGAACTCGATAAAGTCTTGCCCTACCTGCGGTTACGCTTGCAGCGCAGTACGCAACACTAATGGCGATGTGTTAGGATATTTCTGTAATCTAGTCGTTGATGGCGCTTGTGATTACATAGATGTTAAATCCAGCATTGAATATGAGGTCGAGAATAAACATGGCAGCGAAAAAGAAAGCTAAGACTGCTCCGCAGTTACGCAAGGAAGCCCTGAAAGCTATCCAGAAGCTTGTTAGACTTAAAGCGGCTGATGATAATGGGTATTGCTCTTGCGTTAGCTGTGGCGTTACTAAGAAGTGGAATGATGGAATGCAGGGTGGTCACTTTATTCCAAAAGGTTCTAGTAGCTACTGGGCCTTAGTCGAAGAAAATATACATCCACAATGTGTTTACTGTAACCAGTTCGGTATGTCGCATGGAATAGCAGCACAGCAGTACACCTTGTATATGCAAGAAACATATGGCGAGGATTATGTTGACCAGATGCTTGCTGACGCTAAGAAGCCTATAAAGATATACGCTGCTGACTACAGAGAGATGATTGAAGAATTTAACGAGAACATTACATTCCAATTAAAGAGGATAGGTGGATGAACACAATGCTAACGTACACGATAGAAGGCTATGAAGATGGCCAGTCTATGGATGTAGAGGTTTTAAGTGAAGATAAGATTGTTAATATCCATGTTCATGGTTGGAATAGCTCACTTAGCTTTTGCTTAGATAAAGCAGATACTATCAGGGATCTTGGCAACCTTCTTATCGAAGCTTCATCTATTGCGGAGTAAGTTTTGTGGATATAAGTAAGTACCCAATGGTTAGAGTTACATGGGCTGATGCTCAAGAGGCAGGATCTGGTTGGCTCGATATTGAAGATTGTGCAAACGCTAAACTTGCGGAGTGTCAGTCAGTGGGTTGGTTAGTCCACCAGGATGACAAGAAGCTTATTGTTATGGCTACAGTAGGAAAGGAAAGCTCTGAGTCTGAAGTAACTACTGGAGGGGACTGCACAGCGATACCTTTTGACTGGGTAAATAAGATTGAATACTTAGGTATTAAAACTCACTAGGAGAGAGATATGGGAAAGGGTAGCAAGCCAAGGCCGATAGAGATTGGCAAGAAAGAATTTGATAAGAAGTTTGACGCGATAGACTGGAGCAACACTAAGGAAGCTACCAGCCCACCAGTCAAGAAGAATAAGAACTCAATCCTTCCAAGAAAGAAGTAGCAGGTTTATTCCTGCTCTTCACTTCTAAGCATAGCCTCAATATCTTCTGGCTGCGTTCTACTAACAACCTTCAAGAATTGACTGCCCATTCTATCCAACTCAACAATACTAGGCTTTCGTTTTGCAGCTATTGCGGCAGCATCTTCAAGAAGGCTATCTGATAAGTTTGGATCAGTAATATAATCCACTACACCTTTGTAAAAGGTTTTTCTTTGAGCTGTACCTAAGAAGTTTAAAACTGCACCAAACTTACCTAAAACACCACCAGCAGCAGTAGTCGCTGGATCTTTACTACTAAATATTTTTTCTAGTGGAGAATTTTCTATCGAGCTTAAAACCAACCTAAGTTGTGCTGCCTTTAGCTTTGCTGGTTCGTTAGCTCCCAACTCCATCATAAGCTTCTCAAAATCCTTGTCTGATTTTAAGGTCTTCTGGAAGAACTGAACAGATGATGGTGTAGGTACACCCGCCTCATCTAAAGCTGCGCCTTTAATTGATGCTGCCGCCTTCTCAAGATTTTTTCTTGCAAAGTTTAGAGATGCTTCTCTTCTGGCTAAGGCATACTCTGGAGATGCTCCATCAACAAGCTCCATAACCTCTTTAAGAGAGCTGTTTAAGTATTTCCCAACTCGACCAATGTTTCCTTGATTTGCTGATGCAATAGTATTTACTTCGTTCTTGACGAATTTATTAAATACATCCATAGTTGCAAGAGATACTTGTCTTAACTGGTCATCACTTACTGGCTCACCCTTAACAAAATTTATAAGAGTCTCACCACCAGGAAGCTTCTTAATTTCCATCTGAGCAAGCTTTGAATCTCTCGATGAGCCAGATAACATACTCTCGAAAGACTCTCCTAAGATGTCATCGTTTCTAATCTTCTGAACTAGGCTTGGTGGCAGCGGTATTTGTGCAACAGCTCTATAACCTTCTTCTATGGCTTGCGCTCTTTTCGCTCCACCTTCTCCAATCTTAGGCGCAACTTCTTCTATCAAGTCTTTTATACTTGTTCGTAAAGTACCCTCTCTTGCTTGTAATTCGATCTGAAGGTCTAGCGCATTTTTAGATCCGAGATTTATTGCTTTCTCATCAGCGTTAATTATGCCTAATGATTTAGTTCTTTCAGCAGGACTCAAGAAAACGCCAATTTCTTTTGCAGCCATATCTTTTTCTTTTTGAGCTGCTTTTGAGGTTAGCTGTTTAAGGGGTTCCTCAACACTTAATCGACCACCTTTCTGGGTAAACTTTCTTGGGAAGTCAACTACAACTTTTTTAGCAATAGGAGCTGCGACAGGAAGTAAGCCGCCTAAAGCTGTGCCAAGAGCTATATTACTCATTCTTTCATCGGCAAGAAAGTCAGCTTGTGTAGTAGGAGCTACTGCGCCAGCAACACCACCACCAGCAAGACCAGCAAGAAATTTTCGACCTATCCCTCCAGCAACGCCACCAGGAATAACCATAGTTGGTAGGACTTCTCCTGCAAACTTAGCGGCCTTGGTAGCAGGAAACTTAGCTACGTCACTTTCTGCGAACTCACTACGCTGTAGGTTTATATCAGAAGATAGCTGCTCTCTAGTTTCTGGATCAACTAGACCTACAGTTTCACCAGCTTGTGCGCCTAACTTCAAACCCTCTTGGCCTATTTCTCTTGCGCCCTGAGCAAAACCAACAGAAACCTGCTCCGCTAGAGATGGATCTTGAAGTTCTTCGATTAGATCAACTCGCATTAAGTTGATTGCTCGTCTATCTTCCATCTTGCCAGCTACAGGAGCACTAAGATTATCTCGCTTCCACAACTCTATCTCCGCAGGGGAGAACTGACGAGAAAGGATTGCTTGAGTTAAATCATCCTTTGTAGGCTCTGATGCTGCCGCTTGAACTTGGGCGCTAAAAGGATCTACAGGAGCACTAACATCGACTGGAGGAGCTATTGCTGCCGTATCTTCAAAGCCACTCGGCTCAGGCATTGCAATTAAGCCGCGAGAAATAGCTTCGTTAAATATCTCTAGCTTTTCTGGAGGTAACTGACCTTGTATGCCTCGGTTAGCTATCTCTTGCATACGTTCAAGTTTTTCTTGCGGTGAAGCCATTATCAAAAGCCCTCAAGGAGTTGTTCGTCAGTAGCACTCTTAACATCAAGACCAGTTGGAACTTCAACAGTCAAAGTATTATAAGGAAGACCCATTTCTCTTGGATCTAAGGTTTCAGCTTCTTTGTTGTAGTTCTTAATAATGTTTCTTGACGCTTCAAGGTTGATTTTAAGTATTCTTCTTATAGCACCTTGACTCATTGTAATATCGCCACCAGAAGCTTTAAGAGCAAACTCTCTATCCGCATCAGAAAGACCAGTACCAGCACCAAAAGCTTTAATAATCTGAGCAACTTGAGCTGCTTGAGCTGCGGCAAAAGCTTCTGTGTTTGCTATCACATCTTCGTTGTAGTCAAATCCAAGAGTATTTAATGCTTTGTTTAGGCTTGTTCTAAAGTTTGCGCCAGTGCCAGAGATTATACCTTCTTCAAGCTGTTTTTGTAGATTCTCCACTACAGGTATATTTTGAGCTGTCTCAATAGCCTTAGTTCTTCGTGTAGTAAAGTCTTCAGCCATTTTCTTACCTAGCTGCTCATCAAAAGCACTCCTTTCTTCAGGAGGTGGAGCTGTATCTGCTGCAATCTTAGCCTCTATAATATCAACTAACTCATCGTTTCCACTCTTCCTTGCCTCTGCTAATTCAGCATAATTTTTAACAATAGCAGATGGTGCAGGAGCTTTAGGCTGTGCAAGTCTTTGCGCTTCAAGAATATCTTTTGTTAATCCAAACTGTTGCTGTGCTGCTTGCTGCTCAATACCAAGTTGCTGGAACTTTGCTTTAGCTGCTGCTGCTTGTGATGCAACATCTGCCTGTCTAACTTCTTGCAGACCTTGTGCGCCAGAACCTAACGCTTGACCGATGCGCTGAGATAAGCTCTTAGTACCATCATCAGATAACAAAGCCATACCAGCTCGTATAGCGAACTCACGTTGAGCTTCACTAGGATCTCTAAACGCTTCCATAAATGACTGACCTTCACGCAAGAGTCGCTTACTAGGCTTTCTAGCACCAACTGCGGATAGGTCTGCTAAGGCTGCTGCTCTTTGTGCTGCTAAGTCTTGTATCTGCGCTCTTCCAGCTAACAGCTCTTCTATGCTGCCAGCTTGTGGAGCTACAGCTTGTGGAGCTTGTGCTTGAATGCCTAACGCATCTATAGCCTGAGTAAGCTCATCTTCCTCTTGACCACCATACCCTTGTACTAACTGATCAAAATAATTAATAGCCATCTATACCATACCCGCCATTTGTAATTCTTGAGATAATAATCGTAATCTTTCTTCTTCGTC